TCTTGATCGTTACTATGGTCTTTTGGAGCTTGGTGAACTTGGTGGACTCTGGAAGAATGTAGCAGGACGTTATGAGATGGATGGTAAGAAGATTTATGCCAAACAAATTCTTGCAAACCCAGAAGAATATTTCACTGATGAAGTGATGCAAAAACTTGATGCGATTGCACGAGAGGAGTTCAGTTACGGCAAATGATTAAGATTCTAAAGACAGGAATCAATATATCAAAAGTTGTAGAACAACTTAAAAAATATCCACAAGATTGGGATCATCAAAAACATTTGAAAGATTCCCAGTCTTTGGTTGATAGGGGATTTGCTGACTTGCCAGTAAGTGCTCTTCAACTTATAATTGGTGGAGTCAAGAAAAAAGAAGACTTTGTTGGAGATTCAGAAATTAATATCAAAACTCCAGCATACGAACATCACGGAGAAATTCGAAAGATTATACGCAAAAACTTTGGAAACAGAGAGTTGCATCGTTGTGGATTTCTTTCTCTTCCGATTGATGAAATTGTGGGAGCACATATTGATGAGGGAACTTACTATCAAACAAGAGATAGATATCACCTTTCTATTTTGGGAAGATATCAATATTTCTGTGGAACTGATACGGTGATAGTTGAACCAGGAACTCTTCTGTGGTTTAACAATAAATTACCTCACGGAACAGTTAATATTGGTGATGAAACAAGAATAACATTTGTATTTGATATGCCTTATGGACAAAGTTGAGTTTTTGATTCTTCGTAATCTTCTTTATAATGAAAATTACTTAAGAAAAGTTATTCCTTTCATTAAATCTGAGTATTTTGAAGATCTTAATCAAAAGATTGTATTTGAAGAAGTTTTAAAGTTTATTCAACAATATAATGAACTTGCTACAAAAGAAGTTCTTTGCATTGAAGTTGAAAAACGTCAAGATATTAATGACACTTCTTTCAAAGAAATCACACATCTGATTGAATGTCTTGATGATGTTCCAGCAGAGTTTAACTGGTTAGTTGATACTACTGAAAAGTGGTGTCGTGATCGTGCCATCTATCTTGCATTGATGGAATCTATTCATATTGCAGATGGAAAGGATGAAAAGAAAAATCGTGATAGTATTCCCAGCATTCTCTCAGATGCTCTTGCTGTATCTTTTGATACTAACATCGGACACGATTATCTGTTAGACTATGAGGCACGTTATGAGTCTTATCATAGAAAGGAAGAGAAAATTGAATTTGATCTTGAATATTTTAATAAAATCACAAAAGGTGGTTTACCTAATAAGACTCTCAATATCGCTCTTGCTGGTACAGGTGTCGGAAAAAGTCTCTTTATGTGCCACGTGGCTGCTTCCGTCCTATTGCAAGGCAGGAACGTTTTGTATATCACTCTTGAAATGGCGGAGGAACGAATTGCTGAAAGAATTGACGCAAATCTTTTGAATATTCCTATTCAGCAACTTAATGAACTTCCAAAGTCAATGTTTGAGAATAAAGTTACTAATCTTGCAAAGAAAACTCAGGGAACTTTAATCATTAAAGAATATCCAACTGCATCTGCTCATAGTGGGCATTTTAAATCTCTGTTGAATGAACTTTCCCTTAAGAAGTCTTTCAAACCAGATATTATTTTCATTGACTATCTTAATATTTGTTCTTCCTCTCGTTATCGTGGAAACAGCAACATTAACTCATACACTTTTATTAAGGCAATTGCGGAAGAACTTCGGGGACTTGCCTGTGAGTTCAATGTTCCAATTGTAAGTGCAACACAAACTACAAGAAGTGGTTATGGTTCTTCTGATGTTGAATTAACCGATACTTCTGAATCCTTCGGTCTTCCTGCTACTGCTGATCTTATGTTTGCTTTGATTAGTACAGAAGAACTGGAGGGACTTGGGCAGATTCTGGTGAAGCAACTTAAGAATCGTTATAATGATCCTACTATTCATAAACGTTTTGTAATCGGTATTGATCGTGCCAAAATGAGACTTTATGATTGTGAACAGTCGGCACAGGAAGATATTCTTGACAACGGCAAAGAAGAAGAGTATGATAATGAAGAAAAGAAACCTAAAAAATCATTTGAGGGATTTAAGTTTTGATTAATATTAATAAAGAAATTCTTCCTAATGGATCTACTAAATTTACTATGACTGAAAGCAAAGTGATTGACACTAAAAAATATATTGAGTTTGTCCGTCAAACTACAAGTCCTGCAAGTAGTGATTTTGCAGCACTTCTTGCACGTATGACTGAACTTGAAGCAACGAATGATGCAGATGTTCCTCGTCTATTGACTGCTGCTCTTGGTATGACAGCAGAAGCAGGAGAATTTACAGAAGTTGTAAAAAAAATTGTAATGCAAGGAAAACCTTATAATGAAGAAAATGTTTTCCATATGAAGAGAGAACTTGGTGATATTTGTTGGTATCTTGCACAAGCTTGTATGGCACTTGATACTAACTTTGAAGAAGTTCTTCAAATGAACTATGAAAAACTGAGTGCAAGATATCCGGAAGGGACATTTGATGTATTCAGAAGTGAAAATCGTAAGGAGGGAGATCTATGACCGAAACAACTTGGCCTTATAATCATCGTCACTCTTCTGAACTCTGGGATATTACTGCAGAAATTCTCACAGAACTGTCCCGAAGAGATGAAGTTGTTTATCAGGTAAAAGCAACGCCCGAGTCTGTGAAATCAAAGATAGAATCACTATGACTAAAGAAAAACAAGTAACACTTAAATTGGATGCTCGTGCAGCAGCAGCGGTTCGTCAAGTTCTCTTTGAAGCACAGAGAGGATATACTTATGATAAAGTGAGTGTCCCTCCTCGTATTGTTGACATTCGTTCAGTTATTCAAAGTATTGACGACAATCTTGGAGCAGCACTTGGAGTTTGACCCTTTGGGGTCTTTTTTTTATAAATAACTAAAAAGTATTTGTAGAAAAATGGATTCTAAAGAACTTAGAGGTTTGTGTGAAGCTTATACTGCTGTTTACGATGAAGAACTCAGAGATGAGTTAGAAGAAATGTCAGATGAATTTGCTGGCATTGAAGATTTAACCGATGATGAAATTGATGCAATTGTTGAAGAAACAATTGATGAGATGCTTGATGAAGGATATGAATTTGATGAAGTAGAGCAAATTTTTGAAGAAGTTCTTTCGGAAGCAAGAGTTGATATGGCAGCTCGTGCTGCTGCAAGAAAAAAGGAAATGGCAGCATCGGAAAAGTCTGCAAAAGAAGCAAGACGTAGAGGTGCAGAAGTAGTTAGAAAAGAAAAAAGAGCAGAAGCAATTTCTAAAGTGAAGGGTGCTGTTAAGTCTGCACTTGGAAAAGCAAAAGCAGCAGTTAAATCTGGTGTTGCAAAAGCAAAAGAAGCTGGAAAAGAAGCAAAGTTTCGTGCAGTAGATAAACCAGTAGCTGCGTATGCTACTAAAAGAAATCTTCATCCTGCCGCAGGAATGGCAGCAAGATCAAAAGATCCTGAAAAGAGAAGAGGACTAAGAGCAAAAGTTGCTGCTGATATCAAAGGCAGAATTAAAAAGAAAATTGCTCAGGCACAAGTAGGTGCTTATAGTGCTGCAAGAAAAGCTGGACAGTCAGCATCTGATGTTGCCGGAAGAGCAAAACAAAGTGCAAAAAATATTACGGCAAAAACCAAAAGGGGAGTTAAGAGTGCAATAGGAGCAGCAGCTTCTAAAGTTGCATCTGGAGCATCTGGACTTGCTACAAGAATGGCAACAGAAGAAATTGATGTTTATGATGTAGTTCTTGAGTATCTTCTTGATGGAGGTTATGCTGAGACTCAAGAAGCAGCAGAAAAGATTATGATTAATATGAGTGAAGAGTGGAAAAACGAAATTATTGCTAAGTGTGATTGATAAATAACTAAGGAAGGTTGCTCTGACCCACTTGACTTTTAGTTGAGTGGGTCTTATACTTTCTACATCGGGGATATAGCTCAGTTGGTAGTAGCACTTGCTTTGCAAGCAAGATGTCATCGGTTCGAGTCCGATTATCTCCATAAATACGGGAATTAAAAAAAAATAAATATAAGTATAATAAAAAGTAATATGAAGAGTTTTTCCCAATTTTTATTTGAAGCAGCACAATCTCAGGCATCGATGCAAGCAAAAAAACTTGGATTGCGTGGAGATGGCCACGGTGGTTGGTTAGATCGTTCTGGGAAAACCATAGCAAGAACTGAAGATGGGAAATTAAAGTTTATTGATGGACGACAAGCATCAACAAAACAGGAACCAAAACAATCCGTAGGATCTACTCCTACACAACAATCAAAAACAGTAACTTCCACACCTACTACTTCTACTCCTCAAAAACCGAAAGTAGAACCTAAAGATCAAGTACCAAAAGAAGGTGATACTCTTACTGTAGTCTTTGGAAGATTTAATCCTCCAACAATAGGACACGAAAAACTTTTACAATCAGCAAAAAGAATTTCTGTTGGTGGAGATGTCAAAATATATCCATCAAGAACTCAAGATCCTAAAAAGAATCCTTTGCCACCAGATACAAAAATCTCATATATGAGAAAAATGTTTCCAAATTTTGATGAAAATATTATTAATGATCCAAATATGAAAACAATTTTTGATGTTCTTATAAATGCAAATAAAGAGGGATATTCAAATATTAATTTAGTGGTAGGTTCTGATCGTCAATCTGAATTTGAAAATCTAGCTCAAAAGTATAATGGTGATTTGTATACTTTTGATTTAATTCGGGTTGTTTCTGCAGGTATAAGAGATGCTGATGCTGAGGGTGTGGAGGGAATGTCAGCTTCTAAAATGAGAAAAGCAGTAATGGATAATGATTTTAATTCATTCCGTAGAGGAACTCCAAAAACACTAGATGATGGAGACACTCAAGCACTTTTTGATGCTGTTCGTCAGGGAATGGGTGTTAAGAAAACAAAAGTTAAAAAAGAATCATATTCACTTTGGGAAATTGCTCCAAAGTTTGATATGAAAAATCTTCGTGAAAATTATGTAAGAGGTAATATCTTTAGAATAGGTGACAAAGTGGAAAATTTAAATACTGGATTGATTGGAGAAGTAATGCGTAGAGGAACCAATCATCTTATTTGTGTAACTGAAGAGGGTTATATGTTTAAATCTTGGATTAAAGATTTGATGGAATATACTGAAGTAAAAATGGATAAAATGTATAGACTTCCTGGAAAGCCAAATACATTGGTAGGAACCACTGGATATTTGAAATATGCAGCACAACAAACTCCAGATTCAAAACTTGGAAAGAAAAATTTGCAACAAGGTGGCAGGGCATTTTTGGATTTCATAAATAAGTATAAGAAAAAGAAAGTAAGTGCTTAAAAATGTCCACTAATTCTCTGAATGATATTTCTAAAATATATCTGGAACAGGTCGCTGTTTCTGAAGCAAAAGTAGATAAATTAAAACCAGAGCACGAAAGGGCCACTGCAAGAGATAAAAGAAGTGAATTTTCTGATCTTCCAGGATCTGGTGCAAGACGTGCGAGAAGAATTGCTCATCGAGAAAGAGATGAAATGAGAAAGGATGCGAAAGATATTCGTAGGGGTAGATTAGATGCACCTCAATTTCAGGGAAAGACTGGGCAAGAACGCATTACCCAAGTTAAAAAAGCAATGGGTATGAAGGAAGAAAAAAAACCCAATGATGGCAATCTAGCAAATAATTATCCTCCATATGATAAAGTCACCAGAGGAGATGTAATTGCTGGTAGACTTGGTAAAGATGAAATGGGTGGAAAGAAAAAAGTAACTAAAGAAGGATATTCTAATTGGAGACAAGATCTTTCTGAAGTTCTTGGTAATGTAAAGGACGATAAAAAAATTGCAGAGAAAAAAATTAATAATAAAATTACAATTAATCCTAAACTTGATCTTGGTGAAGCAATTGAAAATCTTGGTGGATCTTTAGTTGAAATGGTAGAACTTGATGAAGAATTTATTTATGAAACTGCTAATATTGCAACTGAATATTTTTATGAAATGGGTTTGAATGAGTTTGGGATTGGCATTTTAATTGAAGAACTTGGACTTGAAGGTTTTGTTGATTTTGTCTTTGAATTATCTGAGGAATATACTTTAACTGAAGCAAGAAGAAGTGGTAAAATTGAACCAGTGACTGCCAAAGGAACGGCATTTAAATCTGGAAAACCGACTGGAAAATCATTACAAAGACTTCGTGCCCAAAAAGCAGCAAGAAAAGAAGCAGAAGCAAAAGCATCTTCATCAAAACCATCAGGAATGAAAGCAGCACTTCAAAGACAGTCTGCTGTTGCAAGTGCTAAAAAACAACAACCCACAAAAAAACCAATTAAGGATAGAATTGCTAAAGGAGTTTTAAGTGCTCTTGATGCATATCAGAAGGGTATGGAACGTCATAGAGCAGCAACTGCAACTGCTGGTAAAGCATTGAGAGTTGCTGGAAAGGGTGCTTCTGAGTTTGGAAGAGGAGTTGCCTCTGGAGTAAAAACTGTAGGTAAAGTTGCAAAAGATGTTCGTAGAGTTGTTGGGGAAAGTGAAGAAATTGATGAAGCAAAAGTAGAATCTGGGGAAAGTGAAGCAACTAAAAAGGACATCAGAAGTCGTCGTTATGTTGAAAAAACAAAAGGTGCCGAAGGTGTAAGAAATTATGATGCAATGGGTTCTACTGCTCCTAATTGGGTGACTGCAGCAAGACGTAGAGCACATAAAGCGGAAAGAGGAATTAAAAGAGAAGAGTTTGAATTGGATGAAAAAACTTTAAGTGCTGCTGAGACTAAAAAAAAAGAAGAAATTGTAAAGTCAATGAAGGATAAAGCAGCAGATTTTGAAAAGAGATATCCTGGTCGTGGTAAAGAAGTGATGTATGCGACTGCTACTAAGATGGCAAAGAAAATGTCTGAGCAGGCAATGGAACTACAACCAAAATCTCAGCAATCATCACAACCTCAAAAATCAGATCAGCAACAAAAAAAGTTGCAGCAACAACAAGATAGAATGAGACAACAAGAAGTTCAAATTCTTCAAAGAAAACTTCAAACATTAAGATCTGCTCCTAAAGGATCTGATCCTTCTATTATGGCTGGATATGAACCAGAAGGTGGAATGGTTGATGAGGCAAGATCTTCAGAAAAGCGTGGATTGGGTTCTCCCGAATCACCATTATCGTATCCAGGAAGAACGGTACAAAAACAAAGAGGTGAAAGGGGTGGAAGGCACCAATATAGTGGTAGTGTAGAATATGGTGGTGCAGCTGCAGAGAGGGGCAAAAAGAAATCAGATCCTTATTCTCAGGCACAAAGATTGAGAAAACTTAGTAATTATCCTGAAATTACTGGAAAATATTCTGGGATGCAAAGTAAAAAAAGAGATATTGGATCCAGATTTGACTGATCGTTAAAAAAGGTTAAATTGTCTAAATAAGTTAGGACATTTCCAAAAACGGAGGACATTATGGGAGTACTTGTAGAACTAGTAAAACCAATTATTCTTGCAGCAATGAATTCTTGTCATACCAAAAAACTTGTATGCGATCTCTTAGATCGTTATGTCAAGACTACTGACAATGATGTTGATAATGTTATTGCATTAACTGTAAGAACAGCATTACTTAAAAATTGCTGATAAGTAAACAAAATTTACTTCAAGGGAGATCCTTAAGTGGGGTCTCTTTTTTTTATAAATATCTTATAGAAATAACTTTTACGGAAGAAGAACATGGCACTCTGGGGAAATAATGATGCTAAAGGTTCTGGTGGAACAGTATCTCTCAATTATGATACTCTTATTGTAACTGGTAGTGGAACCACTTTTGGGCAAGTAGGTGCTGCTGCAACTGGTGATGTAATTAGATTTGGTAGTAGAACGGGTACTTATTATGGTGATGCAGTAATTGTTGGTATTGAAAGTGCAACCCAACTTTCTATTGGTAGAACCTCTGGGTTAAGTGGTGCTGCTATTTCTGGAGTTCAATTTGATGTTAGTGAGCTTCCAAAATATACAATTAAAGATAAAAGATATCAACAGATTTTTACAGATTCCACTGAAACTTCACTTGTTCTTTCTACAACAGCATCTTTAACTGCTGGCATTGGAACAGGTGTTGTATACGTTGAAAGTACAACAGGAATCACTACTGGAGACACTCTTGTAAGTGGTAATACATCAAAGGTTGTGGTTTCTTTTGCTTCAACATCTGTTTCTCTTGCATCTACAATTGCATCTGCAATTGCTTCAGGGAGTAAGGTTGATTTTACTAGAGTGACTGGTGGTTATGAAGCATCAATTTATGGTGTTGCTGAAGGTGGAATGGATTCTGCTGCAGGCACTGTATATGAATTAACTCACGAAGGTTGGGTTGGTATTCAAACTTATATGGATGCGGAAGGAAATCTAAGAGTTAAAAAAGAGACTCTTGTGGCAATGTCTGGAATTACCACTGGAAATATTCCTTTATATGATAGTAACCCATTGGTTTGATAATATATGATTTTTAATGAATTGAATGAGGATAATTTTCTTTTATTTGCAATTAAACATTATGAAAATCCTCAAGCAGTAACTAGAGAAGATTTTGATAAAGATCTAAATCATTTTAAGTATATTAAAAGATTACTGAAAAGATATAAAAATAATGGTGAACTTAAAACTCACCTTCTTCTCAATCACTTTATTATTCTTTATAATATTTTTGGAGAAGCAACAACTCCTATGTTGTTTTTTAAAATTGAAAAAGACCTTTGGTCTCCTGTGAAAAGTTTTATTATTTTTTTGAATAGACTTCCAGAATATCCAAAGTCAAGCATTCACGATATACAAGTTGATTTAAATTGTTTATCAAAACTTCAACAAATCTATAATGGACCACAAGAAACTTGATAAGATTATTTCAATCATCCGTGAGCAAATGGTAGCAAATGCTCCTGGAGGATCTGGTGGATTTAGCGGATCTGTTGACCCGAAAGGTCCTACTGCTGGGTTTGATCCTATTATGGGGAAAGTTCAAAAAAGATATATGAAAGGAAAAAGAAAACCGTGGTTAGATTATCTAAAAAATAAATAACTATAGAAAATTCTGATTTACTACTTGAATCGAAGCAAACAAACTATCTAGAGAAATGTCAGACGAAGTAGTAAAAGTTGCCGTTCTAGAGCAAAAATTTGCTGATTTTATTAATATTGTAAACAAATTAGATGATGCTATACAAAAGTTAAGTGAAGTTAATACGAATGTAATTAAAATGCTTGCAGTTCACGATGAAAAAATTGATCAGTGTAATAAAACTGATGATTTGTTTCTCAAAATGATCGATGATATTCGTGATGAAAATGCGGAAGATCATCAAAAGTCTAATGAAAGAATTTTAGCTTTGGAAAAAGAAATTGGTGAAGTCTCGAAAATAAAGTGGATGACGATAGGATGTGGAGTTGTTTTAGCAGTTCTTGCAACTTCTTTTTCCACATTAGCATCTGGTTGGTGGACACCAGCAGGAATGAGAGATGCTAGAGATATTCACCAGTCTAGTCTCAAGTAAAATAAATAATTGAGTGTTGGCATAAGATGCCAATGAAACCCCCAAAAAAAGTCACCCTCTACTCACTACAAAAAGCTACTAACGCAGTCATTAAATGGACCGCAATAATGACTGCTCTTTGCCTTGACAAAGTACGATAGTTTGATAGAATAGAATACCAGTGATGTCTTGTTTATGGACTTTGTTGATGTAAAATACATCAATTTGATTTCTTCCCGATTCCAAAAGTTTAAGAAAGTAAAGAATAATCTTTATAACTTTAGGTGTCCGATTTGTGGAGACTCTCAAAGGAATAAAAATAAAGCACGGGGATATCTCTATCAAGTTAAAAATAATACAAACTTTAAGTGTCATAATTGTGGAATTAATATATCATTTAACAATTTTCTTAAACAGATAGATTCGACAATTCACAAACAATATACTTTTGATAAGTTCAAAGAAGGACATACTGGCAAGAATTTTACAGTTGAAGAACCTGTATTTAATTTTGAAGTACCTCAATTCAAACCGAAGTTAAATTTGCCAAAAGCAACAGAAAATCAAAAAGCAAAAGACTACTTAGAAAGTAGAAAACTAAATCCGAATAAATTTTATTACACAGATAAATTTAAATCGTGGACAAATTCTATAAAAGAAGTCTTCGATGATACTATTAAAGATGAACCTAGGATTATCATTCCTTTGTTCTATCAAAATACTTTAGTTGGATTTCAAGGTAGAGCACTTGGTCCAAGTAAGATTAAATATATTACTGTGATGCTTAGTGATGACGCACCAAAAATCTATGGACTCGATGAAGTTCAAAAAGACAAAACTGTATATGTCACCGAAGGACCATTTGACTCAACATTCATTTCAAATGCGATTGCTATGTGTGGAGCTGATGGTGATGTTAGTAAGTGGGGCATTGGTGATCCTGTTTGGATATACGATAACGAACCACGTAATTCAGAAATCCTATCAAGAATTTCCCGTGTTATTGAAATGGGACAAAAAGTTGTCATCTGGCCTTCATCAATAAAAGAGAAGGATATCAATGATATGGTTTTGTCTGGACTTGATATTCAGAACGTGATAAAATCTAACGTGTATTCTGGATTAGAAGCAAAACTTAAATTTACTACCTGGAAAAAAGTATGAGTAACGGTACAAAAGTAATCAAGAGAAATGGATTGATTGAATCTCTTGATCTAGACAAAATGCACATAATGGTTGAAGAGGCATGTAAAAACCTTGCTGGCGTCTCTGCAAGTCAGGTTGAAATGAAGTCTGGTATCCAATTTTATAGTGGAATTTCTACTGCAGAAATTCAAGAAATTTTGATTCGTTCTGCTTCTGATTTGATTGATTTAGATCATCCGAATTACCAATATGTTGCTGCTCGTCTTCTTTTGTTTTCGGTTCGTAAGCAACTTTATGGAAAGATGATGGAACTTCCTCATCTTGAAGAACACATTTATGCTTGTGTAAATGCTGAAGTATATGATTCTGATATTTTTAATAAGTATTCTAAGGAAGAAATTGACTTTGCAAACTCTTTCATCCGTCATGATAGGGATTACTTGTTTACGTATGCTGGACTTAGGCAGGTAGTTGATAAGTATCTTGTGCAAGATAGAAGCACTGGTGGAGTATATGAAACTCCTCAATTCATGTATATGATGATTGCATTGACGGTATTTGCCGAGTATCCAAAAGAAACTAGAATGTCATACGTTAAGAGGTATTATGACGCAATCTCAAGACACAAAATCAACATCCCGACACCAATCATGGCAGGAGTGCGAACTCCGCTTAGACAATTTGCTAGCTGTGTCCTTGTTGACGTTGATGACACCCTCGATAGTATCTTTAGCAGTGATATGGCTATTGGCAGATACGTGTCACAGAGGGCGGGCATCGGCATCAACGCTGGTCGAATCCGTGGCATCAACAGTAAAATCAGAGGGGGAGAAGTTTCGCATACGGGTGTTATACCATTTCTCAAAAAGTTTGAAGCAACTGTCAGATGTTGCACGCAAAATGGCATACGAGGTGGATCCGCGACAGTACACTTCCCAATCTGGCACCAAGAAATAGAAGATATCTTAGTTCTTAAAAACAATAAAGGTACGGAGGACAATCGTGTTCGCAAACTTGATTACAGCATCCAAATCAGTAAACTCTTCTATGAAAGGTTTATTCAAGATGGTGAGATCACGCTTTTCTCCCCGCATGATACACCTGGACTTTATGATTCTTTCGGGACAGACAAGTTTGACGATTTATACGTTCAATATGAAAACGATTCGTCCATTCCGTCGAAAACTGTTAAAGCACAAGAACTCATCCTTAGTCTTCTTAAAGAAAGGGCTGAGACGGGTCGTATCTATATCATGAACATTGATCATTGCAACTCTCACTCATCCTTTAAAGATAAAGTTGAGATGAGTAATCTTTGTCAAGAAATTACTTTGCCAACTTATCCGATTCAGCACATTGATGGTGAGGGTGAGATTGCACTTTGCATTCTTTCTGCGATTAATGTAGGTAAAGTAAAATCCGATGAAGAACTTGAGGAACTTTGTGATCTTTCTGTTCGTGGACTAGATGAATTGATTGACTATCAAAAGTATCCTGTAATAGCAGCAGAACGTGCTACAAAGGCACGAAGATCGCTTGGTGTAGGATTTATTGGTTTAGCACATTATTTGGCAAAACTTGGATTTAATTATGATTCTCAAGAATCTTGGGATGCAGTTCATGGTCTGTCCGAATCATTTCAATATTATCTTCTAAAGGCATCAAATCAACTTGCAAAAGAAAAGGGACATTGTGAATATTTTGGACGAACCAAATATGCTGATGGCATTCTTCCGATTGATACATACAAAAGAGATGTAGACGAAATCTCTTCTATCCCCTACCAGCATGATTGGGAAACACTTAGAACATCAATCTTGGAATATGGCCTTAGGCACTCAACATTGTCCGCACAGATGCCATCGGAGAGCAGTTCCGTTGTGTCAAATGCAACCAATGGAATCGAGCCACCTAGAGACTACTTGTCCGTTAAAAAGTCAAAGAAAGGACCTCTCAAGCAAATTGTTCCTCAATATCAAACTCTTAAGAACAACTATACGCTTTTGTGGGATATGCCTAGTAATCGTGGGTACATTCATATTGTTGCTGTTATGCAAAAATTCTTCGATCAAGCGATTAGTGGAAACTGGTCCTATAACCCAGAAAATTATTCGGATAATGAAGTCCCAACTTCAGTAATGGCAAATGACTTTTTGACTACATACAAGTATGGGTGGAAAACTTCCTATTATCAAAATACCTACGATATTAAAACCGATGAGGTGGTGGAAGAGAAACCCAAACTTCAAGATTTGCTAAGTGAGTTAAGTTCAGTAGAGGAGGGAGAGTGTGAATCCTGTGCAGTTTAAAATTTCTTTAACAGAAGAACAAACACAAGTCAAGGGGATGACGGTTTTTAACACTGAACAAGTGAATGTAAAAAAACAACCGATGTTTTTTGGAAAACCTCTTGGGATACAACGATATGATTCATACAAATATCCAGTCTTCGATAAACTGACTACACAGCAATTAGGATACTTCTGGAGACCCGAAGAGGTGTCTCTTCAGAAGGATCGTGGTGACTATCAAACTTTACGTCCTGAACAGAAACACATTTATACATCAAATTTGAAATATCAAATTATGCTTGATTCTGTTCAGGGTCGTGGACCTGGAATGGCTTTCATTCCATATTGCTCATTACCTGAGTTGGAAGCATGTATGGAAGTGTGGGGGTTTATGGAGATGATCCATAGTCGTTCATACACGTATATTATCAAAAATATCTATTCTGATCCAAGTGAAGTGTTTGATATGATCATCAATGATGAACGTATCTTGGAACGTGCTAAAAGCGTTACAGAATCATATGATGACTTTATTCAAACCGCACAAGATTATGGTTCATCCAATACTTGGATGCACAATCTTGAAAAAGTTTCATATGCACAACAGAGTCTCAATGATGTTAAACGAAAATTATACAGAGCAATCGCAAACGTTAACATTCTTGAAGGTATTCGCTTCTACGTTAGTTTTGCTTGTAGTTTCGCCTTTGGTGAACTTAAGCTTATGGAAGGATCCGCTAAGATCATCTCTCTTATCGCAAGAGACGAAAATCAACACCTAGCTATTACTCAGAATATTCTGAATAAGTGGAGGGATGGTGATGATCCTGAAATGAAGCAAATTATGAAAGAGGAGGAAGAGTGGACATATAAGATGTTTAATCGTGCTGTAAATGAAGAAAAACGATGGGCAGATTATCTGTTCAAAGATGGTAGCATGATTGGACTTAACGATAAACTTCTTCAACAATACGTTGAGTGGATTGCTAATAGAAGGTTAAAAGCGATTGGATTAAAACCTCAATACGATATTTCAGCAAACAATAATCCACTTCCTTGGACTCAGCACTGGATTTCTTCTAAAGGACTCCAGGTGGCTCCCCAGGAAACCGAAGTAGAAAGTTATGTAGTCGGTGGAATTAAACAAGATGTGAAAAAGGACACATTTAGTGGTTTTAAATTGTAATAATCGAATTAAAACTTATAGATAGAGGAGGTAACCCCTCCTCTTTTTTATGATACACGTTACAGACATTTACGCTCTTAAAGCAAAATTATTTAAACTTAAACATCAAGTAGATCGAGATCAGATGTATCCTGGAGAGAAAGAACTCGTTCATAAATATCTTAATAAAGTTCTTGATTATGTAGATGAGTTGCAGTTATACTAATCCATGGTATTATAATGAAGAACCTTTTGAGTCTAAAGATATCAAAGACTATTTTGGATTTGTTTATTTAATAGAGAATAAACTAAATGATCGAAAATACATAGGTAGAAAATATTTTTGGCAATTTAGAACCCCAAAAGGTAAGAGTCGTAAAGTTAAATCAGAATCAGATTGGAAAAAATACTATGGGTCTTGTCCGGAACTTAAAGAAGACATTATCAAATTTGGTAGAGAGAATTTTAGTAGAATTATCTTATCATTACATAAAACAAAGGGCAAAACAAACTACGAAGAGACAAGACAACTCTTCACGAATAATGTACTCACAGAGTCCCTTGACAACGGAGAACCTGCATTCTACAATAGCAACATCCTCTCAAGGTATTACCGAAAAGATTATTATGAACGCAACGACTGAAGATATTGTTGCTCACGTAAGGGAATGGTCTCTTGATCGTGCCGCAGATAAAAACATTTCAAAAGCAGATTCTCGTGCTATCCTTGCAGAGTTTTATGAATGGATTGATCCAGAAGATGATGAACTTGAGATTGTCTCCTTAGAACCTGAAACTTGATATAAATTGAAAAAATAAAAATGTTAGAAATTTTAAAAAAATTCAATTATTCTCCACCAGATATTGTTGAATATAATGATGATAATCTTAAGATTGTAAGAAAAAATAATGGATATTTTTTATTTTTAAAAGATATTGGGTGGATGGCATATGATTATAACACTCATGTGTCTGCTTATGAATTATATTCTCACTATTCTCTTGCTAAAGGTCATTGTATTTGCACTGGACTTGGATTTGGAGTTAGAGAAAATTGGATTTTGACTAAACCGGAGGTTTCTAAAATTACTATTATTGAAAATGATAGTAATTTAATTGATTATCATAAGCATATTAAATCTCCATTTCTAGACCATGTAGAAATAATAAATTGTGATGCTTCCGAGTATGTGGGTAAGTGTGACACTTTATTGTTGGATCATTATGAAAATGAAACTGAAGAAGAAATTGTGAACAATGTGTGTCACATTCAAAATAATATTGAGTGTGATACTTTATGGTTCTGGCCTTTAGAAAAGTTTATCTTAAAACATGATATTTATGATAAAAAGGTTGAATATGATTTTTTCAAACATAAAAATAAATTATGGAAATTACCAGAATTAGATACTGAAACCCTAAGATCTTTCTGTTTTATGTGGTTTTCTTCTTCTACCTACAAGGTATATTGACAATTCCTAAATAATCACTTATAATGTTTAAGCAATTCTTAAAAAAGATTGCTTTTTTATTATGAGACTTTGAGTGCGATTTAGAGCCCAGGAGATTGCCCCTTGAGAAAGGGGAAGTGCGTTTTCTCTATTGGGATGTAGAGTTCTATGCAAATTAATGCTTTTAAAAACACTTTCAATTCTTGCTTTTGGTCTAGTCGGATTGGCACCCGTAACAGCAAAGGCAGCGAGCGGATGTTCCCTCGCATCACATTATGGAATCGGTGATGGATATCATGGGCAGACAACTGCTAACGGTGAAAGATATAATGCTTACGGAAAATCAGTAGCACATCGGTGGTTACCATTTGGTACTAAATTAAGAGTGACAAATCAATCAAATGGTAAATCAGTAATTGTGCGTGTAAATGATCGAGGACCTTATGTAGGTGGTAGAGACCTTGACCTGTCTTACGGTGCGTTCTCTTCTATTGCTCACCCAGGGCAAGGAGTCGCTAACATCTGCTATGCAACTTTATAGTATTTGATAAATATTGGGGAGTGCTGCAGAACTCCCCCTTTTTTATGTTTAATTTTAACTTTGGAAATAAAAAATCAAATATAAAACAATATGCAATTATAGGAATTGTATTATCTTCTATCATTGCAACACTCTCACAATGCACGGGAATTCATGAAAACAATCTTTGGGACATACTTGACGAAGTTCAAAGAAAGTATTTCCCACAAACTACTATTAACCAGATTATTATTCAAGACCCTGACAAAGTAAAACGTAGAGTGGAAAGGGATGTTAATAAAGCAATTGATAATGTAATACCAGAGTATGATCGGATTATTTCCGATTATAGTCGAAAATATAAACCAAGATATGTGGAAGAACAAAATAATGAGACTGTGTGCTATACTGATGAATGTAAAAAGTTGGCACCTCCTATGAGAATCTGTGCTCCTTGGGTTGACACCTGCCCTAAGGACTGATATGATAAATGAGTAATGACTCAGTAGCTCAGTTGGATAGAGCATCTGCCTTCTAAGCAGTTGGTCGGGGGTTCAAGTCCCTCCTGAGTCGCCTTGTCGTTGTGGCGGAATTGGTAGACGCGCTGGGTTTAGGTTCCAGTAGATTAATCTGTGAAGGTTCAAGTCCTTTCAACGACACTTGACAATCAAATCTAAATGGTTTATGATTGTCTTATATGCGGAGTTAGTTCAGTGGTAGAACGCTATCCTTCCAAGTTAGATGTCGTCGGTTCGAATCCGATACTCCGCTCTGAACCTTCGGGTTCTTATTCCCTCTTGGCGCAGCGGTAGCGCAAACGACTGTTAATCGTAGGGTCCCTGGTTCGAATCCAGGAGGGGGAGTTGATAGGGTTGGAAATGTCCGATTCTATCATAAGAGTCGGGATCATCATATCCGACTCATTAAATCCTAAGTTTTCTTAGGTCGGGGACTTGATCACCCCCGTTCGTTGCGGAGAGTGTCTTCCGCGAGTGGTGGGCACTCACTACTCATTTGGGCGATTGGCGCAGCGGTAGCGCAGCTGCTTTACACGCAGACGGTCATTGGTTCGAATCCGATATTGCCCACTTGCATAAATATTCTAAAAAGAGTAGAATGGAAAAACTTTATAAGTTAATTTCTGATGCTCAGGCAACACTTTTTATGCTATTCCAAAAAACTTGGGTATATCATTGGAATGTAGTTGGATCGGAGTTTTATCAGTTTCATA